GTTTGGGCGTCATTTACACATGATTTATGAGCATTCCTGCAAAAAATTGCACAAAGCGCGGAGCTAAAGCCAAGACGGCCAATGCCGCACAAAAGGTTGCGGGGGTTGGCAGGCGACAAGCCTTCAACCTCGCCAACCAGTTCGGTGACATTGCCGCCGTCCAAGACTACGGGCAGGCCAAACTGCTCAAGGTAAAACTGGAATGCCAGCGCATTGCCCGCCAACTGGAAATTGACGAAGGCAAATACATCGCCAAGGACTCGGTGCGCGAGCAGGGCATGGCGCTCGGTGCCGTAGTCGCGGCCTGCATGGATTCGCTGGTGGCCGTGCTGCCGGGCCAGTTGGAAGGGTTGGCCGCAGCGCAGATGGCTCCCGTCATCGAGAAAGAAGTCCAGAAGGCAAGGAGGGCTGTTGCCGATGCTGCCAGAGGGCTTCAGTGAAACCGTCGATGCCGCTGAGAAGCTCGGCATTGTCGAATGGATAGAGCGGCACGTTGAGTTGCCGCACTCGGCGCGCAACCCGCGCTTCCGCAGGGATACCGCGCCTTGGCTAAACGCACCACTGGAAGAGATCGCCAAGGACACCAATGACGAGGTGGTGATTTGCGCCCCGGTCGGATCGGGCAAGACCACGCTCTTTGAGTGCCTTCTGGCGTGGGTGGTATCGCAAGCGCCGGGGCCGTCGCTATTTGCGGGGCAGACGGACGAACTATCTAAAGAGTGGGCCGAGACGCGGTTGGCTCCCGTCTTCAACGCCACCCAACCCGTGGCGCGGCTATTCCCCAAAGACCGCCACGCAAAACGAAAGACCGAGATCTTTTTCCCCCATATGCCGCTCTTCATCGGCGGGGCCAACATCAGCAACCTCCAAGAAAAGTCGATCCGCTGGTGTATCGGTGACGAGGTGTGGCGCTGGAAGCACGGCATGGTCGAGGAGTTCCGCCGCCGCACGCACGACCGATGGAATAGCCGGGTGGTGCTGGTCAGCCAGGGCGGCGAAGAAGGCGACGATTTCCACGCGGCCCAAGACCTTTGCGAGCAATGGCAATGGCAATGGGAGTGCCCGCAGTGCCAACGCCGCCAACCGTGGCGCTTTGAGATGGTGCGCTTTGAGCGCGAGCGCAAAAAGGACGGGTCAATGGATTGGGACAGACTCGCCGCCACCACGCACATGGTCTGTGCCGGGTGCGATGCGCGCTTTGAAGACAACGCGGAGCAGCGCCGACAACTTTGCGCCACAGGGCAATACATCCAAGTGGCTGATGGCATGAGCGGGCGGCTGGCGTTTAACTACAACGCGCTGACGGTGTGGTGGGTGCCGTGGTCAAAGTTGGCGTCCGAGTGGGTCAGGGCCGAAGAGGCTTGGCAGCGCGGCGACCGCGAGCCGCGAAAGCAATTCCTGCAAAAGCGCATGGCGCAGCGATGGGAAGACCGCACGGCGCACGTTAGCGACGATGCTGTGGTGGCGATGCGTGATGCGACTTACAAGCGCGGCCAGATGCCCGTCGAGCCCGTGCTGGTCACGCTTTGTGCTGACCCCGGACAAATGCAAACGCACTGGAGCGTGCAAGCGTGGACGGAAGGCGGCGAGTCTTATGTGATCGACTACGGCACAACTTTTGCCATCGAGGACTTGGTCCCGCTCGTGGCGCGCATGGAATGGCGCGTGGAGGGACGCGAAGAACCAATCCGCATCCAATGCGGGCTGGTCGATTCGGGCGACTTCACCGAGCGCGTCTATGCAACGTGCGCCCGGTCGGGGGGCGTGTTCTTTCCGTCCAAGGGATCGGCAGCACAGGCAGGCACATGGGATGCTTCGCACTTGAAAGACTACCCGACGCTCGTGCTTTACCGCTATGTGGACTTCTCGGCCAAAGTGGCGCTTTACATCGAGCGCATCGCCAAGAAATCGCCGCCGCTGTTGCACTTCCCATCCGACACGGGTGAAGACTTTTTGCTTGGGCACATGGGGCAGAAGATCATCGAGAGCGAGAAGACCAAAGGCCGCGTCTGGAAAAAGGTGGCGGGCGACCACTACGGTGACTGCACGAAGCTGCATTTGGTGACGTGGTGGGTCATGCGGCAGCACTTTGAGGCGCAGCCTGCTCCTGCGCCGACAGAGTAAAACCCCCAAGATCAAGGGGTTAGCAGGGGGCAAAAATATTTTCAAAAGAGGAGATCTTTTTTCTTGTATACGCAAGCTGCTGGCGTATTGTTGGCATCGTGAACACACACACCAACACGATGGGCGCGGGGAACACTACCGCCGCGCAGCAAGTTATCTATACCGCAGCAAACGGATGGCAAGTCCGAAGAGTTTTCTACGCTTTGCGGAACAACCGCCTTGTTCCGAGTGCTTGCGGCACACGTATCTGGCATGAGGTATTCGACGCGAAAGGCAAAGAGTTTGTGTCGTATGAAGACGGCAATGCGCCAATGACACATCTGCAAAAGATCGCAGATACGGCAGGGGCCGCGCTCTGACCTCCCTCCCGCCCCCGCACGCCGGGGGCGGCATGGGACGCCAAAAGTGAACCGAACACACAATGAATTGCCCGCACTGCCACAAACCAATCCCGAACGCCGTCGATGTCCGATCCATCGGCAGCAAGGGCGGCAAGGTTAAAGGGCCAAGCAAGGCCCGCACACGCAAGCAAGCCCAAGCCGCTATCGCTGTGCGTTGGGAGAAATATCGCAAGGCCAAAGAGGCTTTGACAGGTAAGCCCCAAGCATGACCTCCGAGCTTGCTGGCATCCGCAAATTCTTGAAGCGCACCAAGACGCTTTCCGAATTGCAGACGATGGCAACCGCGCTGTTTGCCTCGGCGGAAAGCGAAGTGGTCATCACCTCGACGGGCTTTGAGGGCGGCAGCACCAGCGGCCAGGCCAAGCGTTACAGCAAGGCCGACATTCTGAACCTGGTCGAAGACTTAATCGAAGACCTCGCCCCCTCTGCCGAGCCCACGAAAGTCCGCAGCGCGGGCATGGTTTACGCCGATTGGTCGGAAGCGCCCGCCCGTCTGTGATTTGACAGACCGCCGCAGGCGTGGCGGAAATTCAAACGAAATCAAAGCGCGGGGGAGCGCGCCCCGGAGCAGGCAGGCCACGCAAGCCCGATGCCAAAAATGCAGCCTATGAGGCGGGCGAACTTTATCAGCCGGGCAGGACGTTCATCTATATGCCCACGGTGGAGCCGCGCAACGAGCTTACCAACGGCACGCGGGTCAACATCATGCGGAAGGCGCGCTGGCTTTACAACAACGTGGGCCTTGCCGCCCGCGCCGTGGATGGCGTGGCGCGTTATGTCTGCGGCACGGGCATCATCCCCGCCGCCCGCACCTCAGACGATGCGTGGAACAAGCAGGCTGAAGAACTTTTTGAGGATTCGGTAGGCCGCGAGGCGTTCGGCTTCGACGCGGGCGGTCAGGTCAATTTCTATGAAGCGCAGTCTTTCATCATCCGCCACGTTGCTATCGACGGCGACTTTTTCGGGCAGTTCATCAAAAGCGAAAGCGGGCGCGCTCTGGTTCGGTTCATGGGAGCCGAGCAAGTGGGCAATGCCTCGACCCCGCTGGCGCAAGACGAATGGCAAGACGGCGTGCGGACTGACCGCTACGGCAGGCCGACACAATACCGCATCCTTGGCAGCGCCGACGCGCAGCGTTTCACCGATGTTTCTGCCGATGACATCCTGCACTTCCGCCGCCCTGTCCGCATCGGCTACACGCGCAGCCCGTCATGGCTGGCCCGCGCAGCCCTGCATCTGCACGACATGGCCGATATCGTCAGCTTCACCAAGCAGACGTTTAAACTGGCAAGCCAGCCCGCATTTATCATCGAGTCGCCCGACGCCATGCAGATCGGCATGGGGGCCGCGCTCAAGAAGCAGGATGCTTCCACGGGCAGCGTGACGCTCGACAAGCTCTACTCGCAATCGGGCGTGGTGCAGTTGCCGCCCGGAAGCAAGTTGCAGCAGTTCAAGAACGAACACCCCGGCAACAACTTCCAGCAGTTCCTCGATTTTCTCGCCCGCGACATCTCTTGGGGCATCGGTGTATCGCCCGAAATGCTTTGGTCGGTGGCCGGGATCGGCGGGGCCAATACTCGCTATGTGCTGGCCGACGCACAGGTCTTTTTCTCCGAATTGCAGGAGTGGCTCATCAATCAGTTTTGCCGCCGCTTCTGGAAGTATTGGGTCTGGTCGGAGATTCAAGCAGGACGCCTGCCGCTGCGTGACGATTGGTGGAGGGTGGACTTCATCCCGCCCGCCCGCGCCACGGTGGACTTTGGCCGCGACACCAAGGCGCTCTTGGAGATCGTCCGCACGGGCGCAATGTCCACCCGCCGCTTTGCCGAGATGCACGGGCTGGACGAAGAGGCCGAAGAAGATGCGGCGATTGCTGCTGCTGTTCGCCGCAAGGAAAAGTGCGAGGCCGCAGGGTTGAGCGTCACAGGCGTATTCCCGCCCGCGCCGGGCTCTCCTATCACCGCGCCACTTTCGGGGTCGCAACCTGGCATCGACGCTGCGGACGAAGAGGACGCAACGGACGGCGGTTCAACTCCGCCCGACTCCACGCCAGACGTTTGACACCCGCGAGGGTGCATGACCCAGAAGTGGTATGCGTTTAAAAACTCTTCCGACAAGAGCGGCGAGATTGAGCTTTCTATCTACGACGAAATCGGTGCGTTCGGCATCGGCGCAAAAGAGTTCATCGCAGAACTGCGCGAATACAAAGGCCAGCACGTTCACGTCCGCATCAACTCCCCCGGTGGAGAAATCATCGACGGCACAGCAATCGCAAACGCACTAAACCGTCACGAAGGCGGCGTCACTGTTCACATCGACGGCCTCGCGGCTTCGATGGCGAGCTATATCGCCATGTCGGGCAACCCGACTTACATGAGCGAAAACGCACTAATGATTATCCACAACCCGTGGACTATCGCATCTGGAGAAGCTCAAGACCTGCGGAAACAAGCCGACTTGCTGGACACAATGAAGAGCGCGCTCGTGCGCGGCTATCAGCGAAAAACGGGAATGCCTGCTGAAGAAATCAGCAAGCTGATGGATAGCGAAACCGAATTTACAGCACTTGAGGCAGCCGCGCTCGGCTTTGTAGACGCCATTGAAGACGGAATAAAAGCCGTTGCCAGCGTAAGCGAGATGCGGTCGCGGTTTGACACTTTTGCAAGGCGCATGGACGAATCCAACTCCGTCGCCACCGAAACCGAAGTCGCCGCGCCTGCGGTCGAAGTCGCCGTTGAGGAAGCGCCCGTCACCGTCGAGGCCGTTGCGCCCGAAATCACCGAAGAGCCCGCCGCCGAAGAGGCCGCGCCCGAAGCCAAGGCCGACGATTCCACTGAAAAGCTCGCCGCGTTGGAAGCCGAGAAGGCCGAAGCCATCGCCCGCGCCGAAGCTGCCGAGGGCGAGCTTGCCAAAGTCAAAGACGCTTTCGCCGCGCTGGAAAAATCCGCAGGCGTTTCCGCCGCAACAGTCGCCCCGGTTGCCAAGTCCGAAGAGTCCGACCCCGTGGCGCAGTGGATGGCCGCAGTCGAGGCCAAGGACTTCGCGGCCAGCAACAAACTTTACGCCGAGCACAAGAAGGCCATTTGGGCCGCTCGCGCCTCACTTTCCAAGGCCACCAGCTAAGGAAAACCCAACAACCAACAAACCCAACCTAATCAACTAAAGATATGGCTAACGTATTCGATTCCGGGCTGGTGGTCGCCACCATCTCGCAACAGGTGCAGACGGTCTTGGCTAATCGCCTTGCCCCTCTTCGCATCTTCACCACTGACTTCAGCAACGAAGTCAAGAAAGCTAAGGACACCGTTGTGGTGCCCATCGTCTCGGCAACCAGCGCCACCGCTGTTAACCCGACCAATTTTGAGCCCGGCTCCGATGTGACTGTCGGCAAAGCCGTTGTCACCTTGGATCACGTTGCTCAGTTCTTTGGCATCAGCCAGAGCGATCTCGCTCTCGGCCATCGCCTTGAGAACCTCATCAAGATCAACGTGGACGCTCTGGCCGACAAGCTCTGGAGCATCGCCATCACGCCCGTCACGACTGTGAACTTCGGCGCGGCGACTGTCACCACGACCACGATCACCCCGGGCAGCGGCCATCTGGCCTCGCTGTGGAGCAAGATCAGCAAGTCCAACAACAAGGGCTTGGTCGTTACTCCGTCGATCTACTCGGCGCTCATCCCGACCAACGCGGATTTCCTTCCTTTGGCTAACGGCGCTTACGGTTTCGACCAGGGCATTTACTACGCGAACAGCTTCAGCGGTGCGGTTGCGGGCCTCGACGGCTTCGCCTGCTCACGCGAAGCGGTGTGCGTTGCCTCGGCCAAGCCGATGATCGACCCTGCGGTTTCCTCGCAGTTCCAGATCAGCGACCAAGTTGTCACCCTCGATCAGTTGGGCCTCTCGGTCTACTGGAACGTGTGGGGCAGCACCAACAATCGTCAGGTCAACGCCTCGATTGAGGTCATGTTCGGCGCGGCCCCCGGCCTCACGTCCGACACGATGGCGCTGGTCATCTAAGTCTGTGTGTTCATCTCCCGCCGTGTGAGTGGACGCGGCGGGAGTTTCATTTGCTCTTACGAGCAGAGGGTCACGGTTCCACTCACCGTGGCCCT